GTGTTGAAGGCTTATCAAAAAACCTACCCCCCTTTGAATAATTACAAGTTGCACATAAACATTGCAAGTTATCTGGCTCATCATTACCGCCTAGAGTTCTTGGAACAATATGATCCACTGTATTGCCTGGTTGCCCACATCTTTGACAAGTATTCTGATCGCGCTTTAATATCCTTGCTCGTATCTTTCTCCACTGATAAGTAGAACCATCCTTGCGTAGTGCTGATTGCTTAGACATTAGTGATAGTTATTCCTTTGAAAGAACTTAAGTGCAGCACATGATGAACCATAACGATTCTTATTGTATTTGATTCCCCACTTAACCTGCTCTATTGGTGATGCAGTCTTTAAGTAAATGCTTCTGCCTTGAGGTATCCCATAATGACTACCATTCTTAGCATTAGGTCGCCAATTAGATTCTCTTGTATATAACTCCAATGCGCATTTATATTCATTGATTGGAAGAACGGCTTTTGCATAAGCCTTTGGTGTTTGTTGTATTTGAATACCATTATGAATTGGTGCAACGGCATTTGCTGCGCTAATGAATAGTATCCCCAGGACACTTACTACTGCGCAAGCGATCCGCGCTGCGGCTTGCGCGAAGTGCCTGAAGCACTTTAGCAAGTTAAGTGTAAAGCCTCTGTCAAGTTCGAGCGTATTTCTTGGGCGTGTCATAGATTTCTCCAATTAACGATTGTCGGTTTTGTAAAACCCTTTCCCCTTGAAATGGATTGCTGGTGGTGTAAATAGTTTTATCATTTGGTCATTGCAATGAATAGGATCAGCAGTTTCTAATCCAAATGGGATAAAATGTTCATGTATTACCATGCAGGTCAGACATTGGAATTCATAGACTGGCATTGAGGACACTCCTGATTCTTTATCTTCCAGTGTCCGTATTGGTCGCAACGCTCTGGTTCTAGTGTCAAGTTCCTAGTATATCCGCCTTGAATGAACAAACCCATTAAATCATCCATTCTTATGATGCAACAATAATCTTCTGGATTCTCACCTTGCCCATTTAAGCGTAATACTGCAAATCCCAGTTTGCCCGATTCTCTGTGTTTAAGTTGATTCATTGCGGCTTTAGGGTCAAATCCTGCCCTGGCTTTTACTTCTACATCGAATGGAACATTTAATACATCTGATCCAGTTCTACCAGCACCAGCAGAATCCGCGAATGGAAACCACTGGCGCATATAATCGCTAACTATTCTTTGTGTCCGATAGCCTCGATGTTTTCTGTGTTGGCTAGCCATTGACCGCATGACATTTCTCGCATTGCCATTGCAGCGGTGATAGACTAACTGTCCAAACTCCGTCATCCTGATTCGGGATTTCATTGCACATTTGGCAGATGAGTAATGGCACATCGCCGTAGAATTCGACTGTGCCATCCTCTCTGATTATTTGTCCATAACCCATTTATTCCACCCCCTCGGGTAATCTCCATTGACCAGTTGTTTTGCTCATTACATACCAAATTGGTGGACAACGATCACCTTTCGATGCACCGCGAACTTCACACATTGCACCTTGCCACGCTTTACCTGCTGCGCTAACTCCGTTCTTAATGTTTCGTGTTCCGTGTGAACAAGTCGGAATTGGCTCAGATTCACCGAATGCCTGTTGCACTAATTGAGCAGCCTGTTCTAGTGATACTGGCTCTGGTGTTGGTTCTTTACCAACAAATTCATCCCATGAGTTATTGATTGCTAGTGGTGCATTTGCAATTCTTTCACTTGCCAAGTCATTCTCTATTCGAGCGACTTTCTCCATATCTTGTTTAGTGCTGCGCTTCTCGCTTCCCAGGAGAAGTCCTGCTGATCTTCCATAACTTGAGGTGACGCAGTTTTCGACCCAGAAATCTTTATTAACGCCGCGATCAGAACGGAACTCATATGCAGCATCACTGACAGCAGCATTAGCGTCATTCGCATCACGATAAATCTCGGTGATAACCCAGCAATAACCTTTTTCATGATCCACCTTCATTTCTCTTATGTTAAATCTACACATCGGGTAATTGTCATGGACTCGGCGAATCCGAGCAGCCACATCTTCATAATCGTTCAAATTAAATGCCATTGAGTTCCCCTTGGGTTATTCCATATCGCTCTTGTGCGAATTGGATTTGTTGTTTTAGGTCGAAATAAGTTCCATCTGCCCACTTGCTAGAATCTACTGCGCATTCCTGACAGTAATGGCGTGGAATTTTAGAAGATCGTGGTAGTTCTGAAATGATTGTCCAGGCGGCTTGCACCTGTCCTTTTGGATTTGTAGCCCCATATTGGTATTTGTGGTAATCGCACCAAACGCCTCTTTTAGCATTAACCAGCATCAAGATCATCCCAGTCCATTGTGGCAAGTTCGCCGCTAATACAGGCATAGTTGATAATATCGAAGTAACTATCTTTGTGTTCTGCTGACTCCGAGATACGACTGACTTTGAGGAGTAACATACAGATTGCGACTTCGTGAGGGTCGATTGGATAACCGAGAAATTCTGACCACAGTTTCGAGATTCTAAGCATAGAAACATTTGGTGATCCATACTCGATATCTCTAGTAACTGCGATGAGTTGAGATTGTCTAAGGAATTCATCGCGCTTCATTGGTGTCTTTGAGGAATTCGGCTTATTGCTCGACCAGCGTGGTAACCCTCGCGCTTGCCCTTGTTCCAGCCTTTCCAATAAGAAACATATATGACAAGTGGGGTCATGAGAAACAACCCCAATAATTCTCCGTAAGTTAAATCCATGATTCTCCCTGTATTAAATTTGCTAGTTGTAATGGCAAGTCAATTGGTTGCATATCATTGATTACTGTATAGCGAGCGCCTGACGGATGGATTGATGGTGCTGCTGCGACATAACCCTTCCACTTAACATCTACACCATCCATAATCTTGCCAATACGCAAGTCGTAGTCTTTGTCTAGGTTGTAATAGAAGTGATACCCATCGCTGGTCTTAACTGTGTAAGTTGGTTCAAACTCTTCAATGACTTCTCCACCATTTCGGAAATCAACATCGATTACTAATAAACCAGATGGCTTGCAAGCAATTCCTACATTGGCTCTTGGATCGCATTGAAACCAGAATTGAACCTGTTCCCAGTCAGTGGTTGCTGATAAGTAAGCCTTGTTGATGAGGTCAAAGTGTGGTTCTTTTGACTTGGGCTTTAATGGCATAACTGACCAGCCATTTAGAATATATTTGGCAGCCTGTCCTAGATTTGTATTTTCTTCTGCTGCGATAGTTAAATCGTAATGCAGTTCTTTCATTTTACTCATTTAGATACTCCCGAATCTATCCACAAGGGTTGTGAATAAGATAAGGGTTGCACCGATTACAGGCTAAATCAACCTCATAGTGGCATATTTTGATAACGATTTGATAACGAAATCCTCTTCAAATCCCAGCCATTCTTCGCCGCAACAGGCTTTATCCATAACGCTTGCCTTCAAATACGAATGATCCATCCTTTTCAATATGCACAATGGTGTTGGTTACTGTCTTTTTGTCCACATAAAACACGGCGAACGCCTGTTGCCAGTTGCCTGTTCCCTTCATATAGCCAGCCTTGCTAAATTGCATTAAGTTGCCTACTTCGACCCCACGCAGAACACGCCCTAAAACGCCCCCAGATGCCTCTGTAAAGGCTGATTGCCCTGCCCTGTGAGTGTGTCCACATACGACGCTCTTGCCATGCTTACGGGCGGCATCTAAGGCGGTTAAACCTGGTGTGGGCTTTACGCTGCCCTCATCGCCGTGAATGGCTATCCAGTCTGGTGCAAACTCTAAAGGCTTGCGATGGAATTTAATGCCCAGTTCATCTAGTTTCATGAACTTCTCAAACTTGAGTTCTGGCAATGCCAGGAATGCTGGTATTTTCTTCATAATTACATTGTAAAGGCGGTCAGTATGGTTTGACCGAATCATGTCTGTTACCTGTAAATCCCACAATATCTCGACAGTCGCATCACGATCACTTCCCAGTGATTGCTCGAACCATCCTGGTGTTCCCTCTGTCCATCGGCTGATTTGGGGTAGGTCGATTTCATCTCCAATTGTAATAACTTGGTCTGGCTTGAATCGACGAATAAACGATGCAACATTTCTAACTGCTCTTTCGTCATGATAGGGAACTTGCAAGTCCGATATTACGACAATTTTCTTCAAGGTTAATCCTCTTCATCCTCGTAGTAACCAGGTTGGTCTGGTAGCCAGTTAGGGGTTGGAAGTATTGTTGCGGGATAAGTTGCTGGCGCAGTTATTAAAAAAAGCGAATGGTCTACGCTGAAACCAGAACGGCGCAGCGATTTGTAATACTCATTCAAGCCGATGCAGTATTGATCTAGGGCTGAGTAGTCCGTTACGTCTATTGTTTTTCTGCGAGCCATAGTATAAGTGTTACCTATCTAACATTTCTATAATGGTATCGACACGCACTTCTAATCTATCTACTTGATCGCGTAGTGATGACCCACCATTGGTTTTGAGTTCGCTTAGGTAATGCTTAACAAGCCAGCGAACTGAGGTTACGAAGGCGGCAACAATAGTTACTAGGCTAACGCTAAGGGCAGCCCAGTCTTGCGCCTGCATTACTTTTTAGGAGTTGCGTAACCAAATACGCCTGCAAGGATTGCCCACAACACTGCGCGGTAATCAAGTGAGAAGTTAGAAGCTGCCCAGGCTGCAAGGAATGCGCCGAGGGTTAAAACAATTGGATTCTTGATATTCATTACTCTCCTAGGATTGGTAGTTTGAACTTGCTTTTGTCTTGATCTCCCAATGGTGTGAAACTGATATGAATATGGCTGGTGTGTGGGTCAATACCTGAGTATTTACGCCACTTCCAAAACAAGATTCGACTTGCTATTTTGCGATTAAAAATTACATAACTTATTCTCTTGTCGGTCTTGCCCAAGATTCTAAGTTGATTTGCCAGATAGTGTGCGTTATTGGCTGCCCCACCAAGGTTATTATCAATATCGAGGGCACGAACAACCCCGCCCGATAATTTATCAGGGTTATGATCCGACTTAGTTGCTGAATGGCGAGCATCTCCGATCCATCCATCCGAACGCTTATCTCTATCTGGGAAGGCAGAATTTATTTGTCGTCTCAGAGTTTCGGCGGCTTTACTTAGAAAGGGTTTCATCTAATCCCAATTGCATTACCAATTCTTGAACAATTGTTCCTTCTGAACTTTCCAGGGCTAATTGGTCAGCATGATTATTACTTATAGATTGAACCTTGTTTTTTGAAATTGCAACCCAGCCTTCTTTAAAAGGATCATGGGTTTGTAAAAAAACAATAGAGTCATCAGCGATTAACAGATAAATAACATCAGCCCAAGGATTTGCTTCCAATACCTGTTCAGGCGTAGCATTATTTATATTGCTTACTTTATCCCAGATTTGAATTCTAATTTTATCGCGCCAAGTTTGAAAGATTTCGGTTTGATTAAATTCACTTAATTTCGTTTCAATATCTGTTAAAGTTGGTGGTTCTTTAACTTGTGCTTCTGCAAGTCTTGTGAATCTAGGAAGTAGTATTTCGGCATTTAACATATATTGTCCTTAGACTTTGTATTGGTAATTGGAATTTTGTGCGCCTGAATTTTCTCCACCAATAAAATAAATATATCCTGAAACTATTGCCCCACCACCCTCATACCTAGCCGCTGGAGCAACTGCTTTAGTACTCCAAGTGTTTGCTATGGTGTCGTAACATCTGTTTGCGGTGGTGTATCCAGAAGCATCGCCACTTATGCTAAAAATTAAAGTTCCACTAGCAACAACAATTTGACCTTCGGTGGCAGTTGGTAAAACCGCCTTACTGCTCCAAGTGTTCGCCACTGTGTCGTACGCATAGTTGAAATCACAGGTAGCACTTGAAAAATTTCGACCGCCAATATAATAAACAGTATTACTAACGGCTGCTGCCCCACCTAACCGACCAGCCGCAGTCATGACGGCTTTTGTACTCCAAGTGTTCGCTACTGTGTCGTAGGCGTAGTTTGAGTCTTGTGTAACATTGGATGAATTTCGACCGCCAATAACATAGATCACAGTTCCAACCGCTGCCGCGCTTGCCTGATACCTAGAAGCGGTAATTGCGGTCTTTGTACTCCAAGTGTTCGCTACTGTGTCGTAGGCGTAGTTTGTTGTTGTTGAAACATTGGTAGCGTCAAAACCAGTTATTGCATAAACAATAGTTCCAACCGCAACGACTACGCCTTCATATTTTGCGCCAGTCATTGCGGCTTTTGTACTCCAAGTATCGGTAGCAGTGTCATAGGCGTAGTTTGTTGTTACTGCGGATAGCGCGGTGTTCACCCCACCTGGAACATAAACAACAGTTCCTACTGCTGCCGCTCCCATTCTATCTTTAGCAGCCGTCATCGCCGTTTTTGTAGCCCAGACATTTCCTAAATGCCCCGAAATCTGCGAAGCCATAATTCCTAAGATTGGAGTCATTATGCTAAATCGCCAACGATCGTAAAAGTATTTGCCGCTGTGCAGATAATTGTGCAGGCCGAATAACGCGCTCTAAGAATTGGAGCGGTTGCAGTTGCGCCCGTTGAGGTAATAGTCACTCCTGCGCCTTGTGCAAATGAAGTTAAACCAACACCAATTGATTGCACATTAATTTGATTGCCCGTTGTAAATACTGAAGGCGGAACTGTAATTGTAACTGCTGAAGCATTTGAAGAAGTTACAAGTTTTGCGCTATCGGAAGCCACAAGTGTATAGGTAGTTCCTGTTTGCGCATTAAATGAAAGTGTTGTGTCATCTTGTTCGATCCAGGTAAATGCCAAATCTGTGCCAGAAGTCTTTGAAAGAACTTGACCAGTAGTTCCACCTTTTAAGCCCACGAAAGAAGTATCTGGACCGCCAAGGGCAGTTCGAATTGCAGACGCACCATCTTTTACTAGATCAGTGTCGTTTGGGGTTGTCCACCCGAAGTTAGTTGTAGTTGCCATTAGTTCTCCTTAAGCCACAATTGTAGCATTTAGCCAGTCTAGGGTTGGGTTAATTGTGTTCCATGTTTCGACCGCAGGAACGGAAGTCCAACGGAATGCTTGAAGGCTATAAGCCAGTGGTGAAATGGTTAAATTGATTTGAAGTGTGTTGTATCCAGCCTGGAAAGTCCAGCCTTCAACAAAACCCTGGAATTGTCCATCTGCTACATTTGGGGGCAAATCAACAATGTTTAATGGCAAACCCATAAATACATTTATTAAGGCATCGCGGTCAGAATCTGATAGTTCTGGGCTTACAAGTTGATAACTAATTGAATCAAATACGGCTTGAGGGTAAGCGCGAAGTGCCAAATAAAATGTGGCTTGGGATTCAGCATCGACCAATTGATCAAGAGTCGTATCCACTACTTGCGCAAGTTCACCATATAAACCAATAGAAGCAATGTCTGATTCTGAATAACTTGAGTTCTGATCCTTTTTATAGTTGATGGTTACTTTGTTACGAATATCGCCAGAGCGTGTAACTGTCCGAAATCCTGCGCCTAGGGCATCATTGGCAGATAAATCTACATAACCATTGGTTGCAAAGTATTCTGTTCTGTGAGTGCTATCGGCATACGAGATTCGACCTTGTGGGTCTTCGTAGAGATAACCAAGCCCAGAATTAGCAATAAGTTGAGCAATAGAATAATAGTCAGAAGAACTACTATCGCGAGCATCTAAATCATAATCACCTGGTTGGTCAATTTCACCAAGCCCAGTATTTAGAGCATCTGTCCAAATTGTCGTGGCATCAAAAGTGTTCCAAGTTGTTGCAGCAGGAACGGCATTCCATTGAGCAAATAGCAGCGTCGAAAGAAGTGCATACATTTGGTCGCCATCTTGGTCTTTAGCAAGCACCCCAGTCGTAATACTTTTAGGAAGTTTTGACAACGCTCCTAGGGCAGTAATTTCAATTGCCTGGTTATAGTCCACCGATCCAATTGAGTTAATGCTAACTGCCAAGTCGGTAATAGTGCCACCAAATATTGGCACAAATGTAGCAGTAGAATCTTTAAGTTCAATTGTAACTGAATCGTTGATTTGCATTGGAATAGCAGTCTGGTCAAAATTAAGAATTGATAATTGGCAATACCCAGCAACTGGTTGGGAATAGATGTCAGTTCGCCCTGAAGTGATTGTCAGATTAGCCAGCGTTAAATTGGTGTAGGTAGTTCCATCAACTGTAACGCGCCAGACTGGATTCCATAAAGTCATTAAGCAAATGCCCCTGCGCCCAGTGATCCGCGAGCCTGAGAACGATTTAGGATATTGACGATTGTGCGAGCAGTGCCTTCTGAATCAAGAGCGCCATTGACTGTGATATTGAAAGTGTTTCCACCCATGCCTTGGTTTGGAATGATTGTTCCAGCACTTGAAGAAGTAAATAATTCTGGACCATTCTCGCCAACTAGGTAAGTTGTGCCTGCTGATACTGGACCGCCCATTGCACGACCGCCGCCAAAGAGTCCTGAAACTCCTTGAGTAACTGGGTTGTTTTTAATAAAGTTCACAAAGGCTACTAAGCCTTTATATGCCTTATCAATAAGACTGACTAGGCTTGAGAATAGATTTATCACTGCACTAATTGCAACGCCTAAAACCTTGAATGCCGCGCCTAAAATTTCGCCAATAAAAGGCGCTAAATAAGTTTTAGCAAATTCGTAAATAGCCTTTGCAAATCCTAGAAATTTATTTAACTCAGTTGAGTTTTCACCCAGCGCGTCTGAAACTTTAGAAAATGCTTCTCTAATTCCTTCGATGATTGGACCGAAGAAACCTTTAACAAATTCATAGACCCAAATCAAGATTGGGAGAACATTCTCCTTAAGATTGCTAGCAAACTCTGAGATTATTGGAATTGCTTTATCAACGAAGATTGAAACCATTGGAGTAATGGCATCCAGGATAAATCCGCCTACTGTTTCCTTGCCTTCATCAAAGGCGACCTTAAGTCTGTTCATCTTTCCGTTAAAAGTATCTGCTTGAATTGATGCTTGGTTTGCAAAGGTTGAAGCCAATACCGCAGTAGCGGCATCAAAGTCTTTTGATTTAATAATGTTTTCATCAATGCTAACACCTAGGCGCTTTAATGATCCAAAGTTTCCATCATGGGCTTTTGCAAGACTTTCTGAAACTTGAGTAAGCGACTTCCCTGTTGCTGCCGCGATATCTAACGCAAGGCTCTGCAACTTCTGGGCTTCTGCAACATCTTTTGTTGAGCGAACTAAGCGATCAAGCGATGGTCTAAGTTCTTCATCTGTAACGCCATTGGCTAAAGAAGTCTTGAGAATATAATCCTCGGTTGCCGCTATCTGGGCGTCGGTTGCGCCTGTAACATTCTTTAGTGAAGCGGCTAGGCGTAACTGCGCGGCTTCATCTTCTATGGCGGCTTTGACCCCATCCACGGCTAATTTGCCAGCATAGGCAACGGCAGCCACACCAGCGGCTAGAAATGCAGCACCAGCGACTTTACCAAACTTAGTAAGTTTATCTCCGAAGGTTTGAACATCGTTTGAACCATTAGTAAGGTTTTTCTTTAGATCATCAATATCCGCAAGGATGGAAAGTTTAAGGGTTCTAGAACCTGAAGCCATTAGTCATCCCATTTCTTGTATATCTTCGCAAACGAATCTTCCCATTGCTGGATAATCTGCGGTTGAATTCTGCGTAAGGTATTCCAAATGAAATAACCTTTATTACCTCTAGGACCAAATGCTGGAGTTCTTGATTGGAATTGTTTTAAGTTATTAGAACCAAATTCAACACCAGCCAAGATTCCTTTACCACTGCCGCGTTGTTCGTTCAATTGTGTTGTAGCACCACCAGAAAACTTTTGACCAGCAAATCCCAAAGAAAATTCACCGATTCTAGAAGTCTTTGATATGCGGACTCCATCGGCAATTCGCCTGGCTTGTTTAGGTCTAGGATGCTTGCTTGCGGCTTGCTTAATCTGATCCACTGCGTATTCAACTAATTTGCCAGTGGTTGCCTTAGCCTCTAATGCTGACTGTTCATCCATATTCTTCATGGCAAAAATAATCTTGCGCAGTTCGCCTTTGTCATACTGAAAGACGCGCTCTTCAGCGATTTGGCTCATTGCGCTCCTTTAGTATCTCGATCGCGGTAAGAATGTCCTCGGCAGTTTCCCATTCCCTCATTGGGATATGAGTCGCTATCGCTAACTCGACAAGCAGTCGATTTATACTTCCGCGCTTATGGCTTTTGGGTCATCATCGCCAACTTCAAGATTCGTAATGCCTTCCATCCAAACATCAAGTGTCTTAGTTGGTTTTCCTGCGGCTTCTCGCTTATAGGCTGAATGAGCAACAAACAAGATATCCCACATCCCAGAAAATTCTTGAATGGACTTCTTTGTTGCCATTTCCCATTTTGCGAAGTCTGGTGGATAGGCTACATAAGTTGCACTATCCCCAGACACGAACTCGACTGTTATTGACTTTTTCATTTTGCTCCCTGTTTAGTTTGTTATGCGAAGTTTTCGGCTGGAGTTCCAACTACAAGCATTGACCATGAATCGGTTTGCGCTCCTGGTGCTGCGCCGCCGACTGCTGGAAATACTGGGAATGCAGTTCCTGTAAATACTGCGCCAGTTGTTGCAGTGATTGAATAAGCAAGAGCAGTGTTTGGTGCGGTTTCAGCCGCAGTCCACATTGCTTCAAATAGTGATGATGCAACGCCCCAGTCAGCAAGAAGTTCGGCTGAAAGTGTCCACTGATCGTCAGTGTGCTTGTAAGCCTTGCCATCTAGTGTTTGGTAAGTGTCGATTACTGGTGAGTTCGTCAAGGTTACGCTAGTTGTCTGCGCATCGTAATTTACTGTTGCGATGCTGAAAACTATGTCGCGACCTGTAATGACTGTTGTTGGCATTTAGGTTATCTCCTTAGTTGGTTTGCGTGTAATAGGTAGACACGCTTATATCTGCGACAAGCAAATTGCTAGCGCCTACTTGTGTAACTGTTGGTCGTTGAACTGCTCCTACTTCGTATCCCGCTGGGATTGCAGAAACAACACTTATGATTAACTGCTCGATATTGTCGAGCGACGCTGGGTTGGAGTTATACGCAACGCAGACTGTTATTGTGTAATTAAGTTTGCAATGGAAAGATGATTTTCCGATTGTGTCGAATTCGATATAAGGCGAATCTGGAACGCACACGATCGCTGGTGGAATTACAGTTTCTGGAACGAAGGCGTAGACATTGCCAGCAACGCCAGCAAGTGCGGTTGCGAGTGGTTGTCTAACCGATGAAAGAATTGTTGATGCGGTCATTGAACAATTGACTCAACATCAATATACGCGCCAAGTAATCCTACGCAGCGGTTGAATAGTGAGCGCCCCATCCGATACGGAGTAGGAGTGAAATCCACTCCTTCAATTTGTCCGCCAGGAGCGACTCTGGATTGAAAGACTTCAACTGAAACAACCAAGACTGCTGATTCAACTGCTGAAACTCCAACATAAGTTGAAGCGCCTGAAAGTGTGGCAAGGCCTGAAGGAATTACATTTTTAGGAAGAATATCTGCATTAACAATTGTGGCCTCAAATTCGTAATCCGAAGGAACGGCGGTAATTGTTACTGTGGCATTGAATGGTGATCCGCAACCAGTAATGACAACTGATTGCGTTAAAGAAAATTCGTGAGCGCCTAGCGTGTGATAAGTAGCGACATTATCTGTCAGCGATACTGCATCAATTGGTTGGGCATACCTTGTGAGCATAGGCAGAATCACTTGCTCAGCGGTGTCAATAATGTCTGTTAAATAAGCATCATTATAGAGAGCGGAAGATACGCCGAGAATGGAACGCAATTCAGCGACCGAAACAATTGAAGCCATATCTTCCTCTCTATAACAACTGGGGGAGTCGGGAGCAACCCCCCCATGATTAGTTTTGGGTTACGCTACTGAAAGGTAACGGAACGCTGTTGGATAGCGATTAACTACTGCGCAATATCCGTAAAGTCCAATATCAAGTTGTCCATTTGCAACTACCGCAGTGCGAAGTTGAATTTGGCTTGACTCGTGGAAGCGCATAGCATTTGAAGGATAAACAAGTGCATACTTAGCGCTCGCATCGTTGCCTGTGTAGTTTGGATCAACGATAAGTGAAAGTCCAGCAACTGTTCCAGCAGTCGAACCTTGTGAGATTAAGCCGTTAGCATTCTGAGGTGCTGCGGCTGCGAAGATTGGGCGACCAGTTGAATCAACTGCACCAAGTAAACCAGAGAAATCAATTCCCGCTTCTCCGCCACTTGTTGCAACTAGCAAGCGGTTTGGTGTCATGCGCATTACGCCGAATGAATCAGCAATACCATCTGCAATTGACTTGTAGATTGTTGAACCCGTTGATGCTGCTGAGTTTTGTGCAGCGATATTTGCAGCGTAAGCATCTGTCTTTTGTGCATATGATGCAGCAAGTTCTTGGATATAAAGATCAAGGAAACTTGGGTCTGAACGATCAACCAATTCAACATCTAGGCGACCAGCACCTGCAAACTTTACCACTGTATCTTCTTGGAAGGTTACGGCAGTGTCAGTTGATGAGAATTCAGCACCTTCTGCGGTTAGGGCGACAGTCGCCTGCGCTCCGAGTTTCGGCGTGAAAATCTTCATGCCAGACGCTGGTAGTGGTGCAGTTTCGATGCTTGAAATGAATGGGCGTGAGTTGTCAATAATTCCAATAACATCGCGAAGATAGTTAGGTGGAACCATGCCTGTGTTTTCTGCAACTGTTGCAACTTGTAGTGCTGCGATTAGATCGCGAGCATCTGAGTCGCCGCGTGAGGCAGCCAATTGAGCCTTAGCAACTTGACCAGCGCTTACATTTAGATTAACGCGTGGAGAGGAATACATAACTGGCGCTGACGCGCTTACAGTTACTTCTGACTTTGCAGCCTCTACCGCTTCGGTAGACACTGACTCTTGAGCGGTTTCGGACACTAGGTCTTCTCCTTCTGTTTTAGTATCTGAATCGGTTGATTCAGAAATTTCGGTTTCTGCCGCTGCGACTTCACTGACGCGGGCTGAGTCGATGGCGGGATCGGTTACCAGGCTGGTTTCTATCATCTGAGATGAAGATATAACCATTGTGCCTTCTTTGTTATCCCATTGGTTTAATTTAATTCCAACTGAGAAACCATCGCGCAAACCTTCTGCGGCTTCTAGCAAAGAATCATCGCCAGCAATAGTGCCAGCAATTTTGAATGACGCTTCAATACCAGTATCGGTAACTTCATAACTTGTAAGTTTGCCAATTGGTCTTGTGCGATCATGTTCTAAAAGTAATTTTACATTCTTAGGGATTGTAATTGAATCTTTTGCAAAAATTGTTTTACCAGCAGAAGTCAAACCTTCTTCGCCCCAGGTTACGATGCGACCAGTAAGGGTTCGGGTTTGCGTATCCGCTGCGGTCAGCGTAATTGGTAGATTTACTTTCATTTAAGTAAGTCCTCTTCCTCTCGAATTTCTTCAACGCTCATTGCGCCGATTCTGTTTAGGATTTCATATACTTGAGCGCGTTCTAAAGGATTGCCACGAAGGAATTCATCTAATGAAAAACGCACATAATTTCCAGCGCCTACGAAGTCTGGTTGGCTTAGGCGTTGCTCTATTGCAAGAAGAATGTTGCGACCGCCGAAGTCAATTAATGAACGGCGCTCATTGATTGCGTTTGAATAGGTCATTGATGTTGATTCGGCGGAAGCAAAAAAGGCTGGGATATTTAATGCGCGGCATAATTCAAGTGCCACATATTGGCGAGCCTCGTTTAATTGTAATTTGTTTGGATCAATACCCATTGCTTGAAGTTCGACATCGGCATTTAAGAATGCAGTGCTGCGATTAGTTCTAGCAACACGCCATGATTCAAGAAGTTTAGAAATTCTTTCAGAAGTTAAGTTTGTGCCATTAGATTTTAGAACCATCATCGGCACTGGCTCTTTTGCAAATTGTTCTGCTGCATTTTCTAATGCAATTGCTGCTCGGATGGTGCGGCCGGCCCTGTTAAGAAATCCTTCGTCAAGTCCGTTGAATACAACTAAACTTCCAACGCCAAATGGTGGAACTTTTTTGTTATCAACTGAGTAGCCAATAATTTCTGTTCCAAGTGAATTTAATTCTGGCAATACGCGATCTGGTGAAATGCGTGTCCATTCTTGAATGCGACCATCAGCATACATAGACATTATCATTCCGTAAGATACGCCCAGGAATAATAAATCTTCCGCGACATAACTGTAAATTGCAGAACCAGGAACGCGTGGATCAGGTTGATTGATTACGCGATTTGGTTCAACATGAGAACCAGTTGATTTTATGTATTGCTCAAGTGGAAGTGTTGCAAGTGAACACAAAATGTTTCTGCCTCGAGCAATTGTTGGAACTGCCATTGCTGACGCTCTTGATGCAGTTGAAACTGGATAAAGCCAATTGTTAATGATGCCATTGTTAGGCGCAGGATACGCAGCCGCGTCAATAGTCATTTCGGCTGGTGCAGTTGTTGGAAGAAAGAAGTCTTTGATTCCCATATAGTGGACAAGTATATCACTATCTAAGATTAACCTACATAAATATCAACTTCTGATTCTGGTCGTGTTGCGAAGTGGGAAACCATTGACATTGCAACGGCTGCGCAAATTGTGCTATTGCTGACTTTCCTTCCTAGATACCAGCCCCCATCCTTAAAAGGAAGTTTGACTGCTGATAGAACTTGCTTGGTAAATTCTTCCTGGCGTTTATGGATCAACCGACCAGAAGTAATTCCAGACTGCATTTCATCGCAAGCCTGTCCATAAACCGCGCCGTCAATTGGAGTTGTTTGGATTCCTGCTGGTGCGAGCCTGGCAGCAACTGCGCCAGCGGTTTGCCTTGAATACGCAACTGTTGTTGTTGGATATTTGCGAACCCAAACTGCCAAATCATTTGCAAGTGCCTTGTCATCTATTGCAACGGCGTTTTCCCATGTCTGCAATAAAACCACAATGAATTTATCGCCCACTTGTTGTCCAGCAATTAACGCAGCAGCCCTGCGGTCTGGTGATAAGTCAATAGCCATCCAGGTTTCTTGATCCTGGTCTAGTTCTGCTGACTCATCACCACACGCATCCCACAATGACGGATTTATTGCAGGATTTATTTGGGAAACCCATTGACATAAAACTTCTGTTCTTACAATTGATTCTTCATCGTTAAGAATAGCACGAAGGTTATCTGGATGAACTGTATATCCTAGGCTAGGATTAGAATAGCGAACCGCTTCCCAGAATTCGGGCGTGTCGCCAATTTGCACTTCCATTGGTGCTGACCATTCAAACCAACCAATAGGATCATCACTTCCAGCAGCTGCAGCCAAACCTCTTTCACGCATTCGGTTCAAAACTATTGAATGCTGATCTCCAGCGTTCGAATAAAGTATTGCCATTGGGTTTTTGGAAGCCATCTGGGTAAATCGAAGCGATGCCCAAACTTCTGGGTCTTGATATTCGCGAACTTCGTCAAGATGGATTACATCTGGCGCTGCAATACCGCGTGAGGCTGAGTTATTAGCACGAACCAAATACCTAGCCCCATCAGTTAGTTTGATTTCCTGCGATCCCTTTGTTTCATACTTTTTAGCAAACATTCCAGCAAGTTGAGGATTACTTTGAATAATTTCATCTATCTTCCAAAAGATTTCAGATGAAGTTGTAAGTTTGTGAGCAGTGTGAACTTGTAACTTTTCACCTAATTCAAACATGCCCCACAAGATTCTAAGCGCCAGGAAAGTAGATTTTCCTTGTTGCCTGGCTACTAACACGCCTATTTCCGAATGATACCAACGCCCATCATCTTTAATTCGATGCATTTCAATTGCTAATAATTTTTGCCAGGGAAGCAGTTCAAAGAACTTTCCAGTGGCTGGATCAATAATTGTGGCTACAAATTGAACCATTTCATCGCCGCGTGAGGGTAAATCGACTGGTTTTGACCGAATACGCGGTTCTGTCGCCCCTAGGTAAGCCCCATCTGGGCTATCTGCGGCTATCTGGTCGAATCTAGTCATGACTTAGGTTATCACGCCTGATAGTGGGTAACTGAGTCGTTTTTGGGGGTAAACAAACCAA